CTTATCAATCCCTTTGCCGGCATCTACAACATCGCCGACTATCCCGTCCGGCCGCTGTCCATCGTCAAGGCGGCCCTCCTCCTCCATGCCCAGGGCGACGACCTGGACGTCAACACCCTCGCCTACCTCTCCGTCAACCGGGCCCTCGACCGCCTGGAAAGGATCGTCGGCCCCGCAGGCGGCTATGAGTTCTGGCGCGGCGTCGTCGAGCCCTTCCTGAACGCCGAGCTCGCCCTCTGGGGCGATCAGGGCCGCCACCTCTGCAACTTCGCCGTCCTGGGCTTCGCCTGCTTCCTCGCCAAGAACCGCCCGCGATTTTTCGACAAAAAGGGGAATCTCGTAATAAAAACAGCGTGGACACACGTTTCTAAAAAACGTGGGTCCAGAGAAATAAATCTCCAGAACGATGATCGTTCCGACTTCGCCAAGCTCGCGGCCCTGGGCAAGCGCTGGGAGGAGCCGAAGGACCGCCTCCACCAGGAGGCCCCCCGCGACCCGATCCGCGTCGCCTATGAGATCAACCTCCACTTCTGGAAGAACCGGCCCCGCTCTCAGCGCCTCTGGCGGCCTGAGCTGAGCCTTTAGGAGGTGACCCTATGAGCAAACAGACAAAAATGGACAACGCGGTCATCCCCCTGATGCCCATCTGGGACGCCATCAACGACCTCACCCGCCTGCGCGGGATCGTCGCGGCGGTGACCTATTTGACATCGCCCCAGCATTTGAAGGAGGACGACGATTTCGAGGTCTTCCACGGGATCTTCAGCGACATCCACGAACGCCTGAACGAAGCCTGCAACGTATTGGAGCAGGCCCGCCAGGATGTTAAATTTATGAAAGAGGAGGCGGCGAGATGAAACGCGATTGGGACCTGGTCCGGGAGATTTTACTCCATCTGGAAGCCTGCGAATCGACGCGGGGGAACCTGCGTCCCGGCGATCTCGCGGGTTATGACGAGGAGCGGGTCTCCTACCATGTCCAAATCATGATCGAGGCCGGCCTGATCGAGGGCGAGTGCGCAAAGACCATCGCCCGGCCTCTTTATTGTATGGCCCACCGTCTGACCTGGGCGGGCCATGAGTTTCTGGACCAGGTGCGCTCTCATGCGGCCTGGAACCGGATCAAGGGCCTGGCCCGCGAAAAGGGCCTGGACATGACCCTGGAGGTCATCAAGCTGGCGGCGAAGCTGGTTCTGGAATCGCTGCTGAAATAGAAAGGAGAAAGATATGAACGAAGAAGAAAGCAACATCATGACGTTGACCCAGGCCCAGTGCGCCGTGGAGGACATCCTGCATCGCCTCCGGCCGGAAAGCCATGACATCAAGGTGAACTTCGTCCGGGGCGAGGCCTACGAGATGGAGGTGAACATGTGCATTCTGATCCTGCCTGACGAGGAATGAAAGGAGTGAAAATGGCGGAACTTCATAAAGATATGGAAATACGCAGGATCGGCGAGTGGTTCAATTTGATTTGCATCTGGTGCGGGCATAGCGGAGGCGGTCTCCGGGCAATCACCTCCATTGACCACCCCTCGGATCAACCGGAGGCTTTGGGGATCGGTCGCTGTTCAGAATGCGGGCAGGATACGAGATTTGTCAAAATGATCGGTCAGCCTCCGGTCTTCATTCCTGGGAAGCCGGAAGATTGGATAAGGGAAAAGGATTAGGCGTAAATGACCTTGCAAGAAATCAGGAAGGCCGTTGAGAAAGCCAAAAAGGAATGCCGGGAAGCCCACGTCAAAGTGATTGACGAGGAAATAGGCGGCGAGGTGATATTCGTTGAAATAACGGCAAGATTTAAAGTTGAAAAAGGTAAAAAAACTCTTGATTCTTGCAAGTAGTCATGTATAATCACAGCCAATTGTATGCGGACCGGTAAACCGGCCGCCCGATTAACCTTTTAGACGACAATTAAATAGTAGGACAAGGACGAGGTAAACCCGGCTTGTCAACCCCGAAAGGGGCTGATGAGCCGGGTTTTTTTATTGTTACGCACTGTGGATTTAAGCATGGAAGCAAAACCCTGGATATGGAAGCTTGGCCGGTTTCTCTCCCTGCCCTTCATTGTGGTTGCGGCCGTCGCCATGATTATCTGGCATTGCCTCATCACCTTTTATTTCTCCATCTGGGCCGCCTATATCACGATTCGCAGCCTGTACGAAAGGGGCGTGGTCGCTTCGGACGCCTCCCGGAGGACGCCATGAAGATCAAATTCGTCTACAAGATTCTTCCCGCCATCGTGATCTTCACGGATCGCGTCCCGGTCGGGTCTGCCGGTTGCGCCAACGCCATGATCGTCCGGATCCGCCCGAAGTACGAGGGCGACGAAGGTCTCCTGCAGCACGAACTCACCCATGTCAAGCAGGCTTACCGCCTCTTGATCCTTTTCCACAGCCTCCTTTGCCTCCTCGATGATTCTTACCGCCTCCATGCCGAGGTGGAAGCCTACCGGAAGCAATTGGAATACTCCGTGGACAAAGTGACCGATACTGCCCGGTTCGCCGGTTTCATCGCCGAGAAATACGATCTCGATATTTCACGGGAAGCGGCAGCCGTACTTTTGAGGGTGAAAGATGACTGAGATGAAGAAATACGTTGTCCGCTTCGGCCTGGTTCTCCTGGTCGTCCTTCCAATCCTCTATTTCACCCAGGGAACTAATGCCCTGGGCATCATTTTTTACAAGATATCCCTTTCGATGATCGGCGTTTCCACTGCCGAACTCGTCTGGGCTGCATTCTTCAAGCCTGTTTATGGGACAACGGAGGCGATGTCCGGCGATGAAAAAAGGAGCGTCATGGTGTTTCGCGGCTTGCTTTACGCTGCTCTTATCCTGGCCTTCACCCTCGGTTTGTGATGCCGGGAACCGCTGTTTGAAATACTGGCCCCAGGTGGTTCGGGAGGCCCGCTATCACGTAGGCATGAACGCTCCAGCGAGCGACTTCATGGGCCAGATCGAGGTGGAAAGCCGGTGCGACGCCGGTGTCACGGCATTCGACGGCGGCATGGGTCTTGGGCAGTTCATGCCGAAGACGGCAACCTGGATACAGGGAAAAGAGAAGGCCCTCCGGGAAGCCTTCATGAAGCCCATGCCCTACGATCCGCGATGGTCTATCCGGGCGCTGATCCTCTACGACAGGTGGCTTTACCGGAACGTCGACTGCCGGGATTGGCATTATGCCTACCGGGCATACAACGGCGGCCTGAAGCGGATGAACCAGGAGATCCGGAAAGCAGGATCCTGCGATTACCAAAAGGTCGAGGGAGCTTGCAGCAGAAAGGTCATCAAGATGAAAACCGGACTGCTCGACATGTGCCGGGTCAATATCGAGTATCCCTACAAGATTCGTAAAGCGGGTCGGAAGTATGAACGATGAATAGAACAACGATCATCGCAGGAATGTTGGCGGCACTGGCCATAACGGCAGCCGTCGTTTCCTGGTATCGGGACCAGCACCCGGCGGTCATTTCAAGGACGGAATACGTCAAGGTGCCGGAAATAAAAACGGTGACAAAAATCAAGACGGTAAGGGTTCCCATCAAGGAAGTGGTCACCATCGAAAAAGAAGTGGTTGTGGAGAAACTGAAGCTGCCCGACGAGGTGGCCAAAGACGAGAACAAGCAGGTAATCACGACCGGAGAAGTGACTCCATACGAAGGGAAAACGAACATTGTCGCTGTTTTGGACACGAATACCGGAGAATCGAAGCTCATTGCCAAACAGCAGCCCGTTCCCTTCATCGATTTTGAGAGCAAAAAGGAAATCGGGGTGCGGTATGGGGCAACGATCAAGAATGGAATGGAGGCCGACATTTACGGAAGATGGGATTTCTTGAGGATCGGGAACGTCCATCTCGGCGTTTATGGGGAAGCGAACACGAGCGGAGACGCCAAAGCGATGATCGGCATTTCATACAGGTGGTGAATGGACGAGATCGATGTCGCCCAACAAAATGACGAACTTTTCCGGCAGTCGGCGCTGAGAGCGCATTATGCCGGTAGGCAGAATACTTTGATGACAGCGAAGAGCGGCAAGGCAGGGCCTTCATCCGGCGGGAGAGGGACCCTGCCACGCCACAAAAACTGCTGCGATTGCGGAGAAAAAATTGAAACGGCGCGCCTGAAGGCCCTCCCAAATGCCGCAAGGTGCGTCGAATGCCAAACCAAATATGAGCGTCATGGCCGGGCTGGGTCAGCCGAGGCAAGGTAAGGTGATGCAGGGCAGTGCGAGGCAGGGCAAGGAAAGGCAAGGTTTTTAAAAAAAAGAAAGGAGTGCAGGTCTCTTGGGTGAAAATTGGCAACTTTTCATTTTCCTGGCCGGTCTTATCGCGGCCTGGAGCGTGCTGATCGTAGCGGTATTGCGGACCATGTTTAAGGCCCATTGCGACGACATCAACAGCCGCCTGGAAGGCTGGGGAAAGGACATCTCCAAGCTGGAAAAGGACGTCCTGGAAATGAAAGCCGACCTTCCTCTCTCCTACGTCAGGAAAGAGGATTTTGTGCGGTTTGAGGTTGTCATCAATACCAAGCTGGACCGCGTCCATGACTCCATCGAAAGACTGAAGGAGAGATTGTAATGAAGGAACCTCTTCCCATCGACATGGAAAACGCCAGGCGTTTTGAAATGCGCTGGCTGATCTTGAGAACGCTGCATGCAGCCCAGCCCAGCGGCACGTCGGAAGTCATGATCCGCAACGCCATCGAGCCCGTCATCCTGGACGTGACGTTGAACGACATTCGCCGGGAACTCGATTACCTGGAGGAACGCGAACTGATCGCGGTCACCCATCGGGACAGCCCCGTATGGCGAGCCAAGATCAATAATCACGGGATCGACATCGTTGAATATACGGTCGATTGCCGCCCTGGAATCGCCCGTCCCAAGAAATGGTGGTGATATGCCTTCGAGATCGAAGATCACGAAACTTCCGGATGGCGTCAAGAGAGAACTGGATAAACGACTGATCACCGGAAGTTTCTCAGATTACAGAGCGTTGTCCGAATGGCTTAGGGATCAAGGATTTGAAATTTCCCATGCGGCAATACACCGGTATGGCCAAGCCTTTGAAGAACGCCTGGCGGCGATAAAAATCGCCTCGGAACAGGCGCGTGCCGTATCTGAGGCGGTCGGCGACAACGAAGGCGTCATGAGCGACGCCCTGATCAGCCTGGTTCAGGAAAAAGCCTTCGACGTCCTGGTCAATCTGCAGACCGAAGACCCGGTGGCCTTCGCCAAGATCTTCCCGAAGATGGGGATCATGGTGGCCAAACTGAGCAAAGCCAGCGTCGATCAGAAAAAGTGGATGCGCGATGTGCGGAGCAAGGCCGAAAAGGCTGTTGAAAATATTGAAGAAAAACTGAAATCACAAAAACTTTCCCCGGATGCGCTTCGGATTGTCCGGGAGGAAATTTACGGAATCGTCTAATGCCGGCATTGACCCTTTATCCCTATCAGCAACGCTGGATCCGGAACAAAAACCGGTTCAAGGCGGGAATGTTCGCCCGGCAGACGGGAAAGACCTTCACGACCACCCTGGAGATTGTCGATCATTGCCTGGAGATGGAAACCCAGGGGCGCAAAGCGCGCTGGGTCATTCTTTCCCGTGGGGAGAGGCAGGCGAAAGAGGCGATGGAGGAAGGCGTGAAACGCCACTGCCAGGCGTACGGAGCGGCGATTCAGAGCTTTGACACGGAATGGGTGGGCGATATCCGCTACAAGGCGCTGGAGGTCTCGTTCCCCGGTGGAAGCCGTATCACGGCGCTTCCGGCGAATCCTGACACGGCCCGCGGTTTTTCCGCCAACGTGTTTCTCGATGAGTTCGCGTTCCATGCCGATTCCCGGAAGATTTGGCAGGCGCTTTTCCCGGTCATTTCTGCCGGTCACCGGATCATCGTCGTTTCCACGCCCAACGGCAAGGGGAACAAATTCTATGAGTTGATGACGGACAAGAGCCTGGACAAGGTCTGGATGCGCCAGACGACGGACATCTATGAGGCTGTCGCCGATGGTCTTCCCCGCAATATCGACGAACTGAAAGCGGGCATCAACGACGACGACGCCTGGCAACAGGAATACGAGCTGAAATGGCTGGACGAAGCGTCCGCCTGGCTGGATTACAACCTCATCAGTTCCGTGGAACACGATCAGTCTGGCAAACCGGGACTCTATACAGGCGGCCCCTGCTACATCGGAAATGACATCGCGGCCCGCAACGACCTTTGGGTCGCCTGGGTTTTGGAGAAGGTCGGAGACGTCCTCTGGACGCGGGAAATCAGAGTTTTGAAGCGCGCCGCCTTTGCCGTACAGGATCAGGTCATGGACGAATTAATGCGCAAATATCGCGTCTTGCGGCTCTGCATGGACCAGACCGGCATGGGTGAAAAGCCCGTGGAAGATGCGCAGCGCCGCTATGGAACATCCCGTGTGGAGGGGGTACTCTTTACCGGGGCCAACAAGCAGGTCCTGGCCACTGTGGGCAAGCAATCCTTCGAGGATCGAAAGATCAGGATTCCCCTCGGCGATACGGACCTCCGGGCGGATCTCCATAAGCTCCGCAAGATCACAACCCCCACGGGGAGCGTCCGTTTCGAGGCGGATTCCGACAGCGCCGGCCACGCCGACCGGGCCTGGGCCTGTTTTCTGGGCGTGTATGCGGCGGCCAATTGGGGAGGTCCGATTGAATTTCAATCCACCGGCGTCAAACGAGTGACCGCCGGGGAATCCATGAATTCCTTCATGGGGAGATAAGTCATGGCAGAAGAAGCCGTTAAAAAGCTACAGATTACTGACGAAGTCGCCACCATCGCGAAGGATATCGACATATTCTACGGATGGATCAAGCGCCTGGAAAACCCTGATCCGGTCTTGAGAAGCGAGTCTGCCGGGAGAGGTTTGAAGCTATACGATGAGGTGGATCGCGACGCCCATGCCGGGTCCGTTCTCCAGCAGCGCAATCTGGCTGTTGTCGGCAAGGAGTGGGAGATCATTCCGGCCAAATCAGCACGGAAACTTGGACGGCCAGCATCGACCTCCCAGGAGGAGGTTGTCGCCGATTTCGTTTCTGAAGTTTTGGAGAACTGCAATTTCGATCAGGCCCGCCAGGAGATCCTGAAAGCGGTTCTCTATGGGTTCTATTCCATCGAGGTCATCTGGAATGCGACGAAGGATGGCATAAAGATCAAAAAACTGATTGCCAAACATCCGCGGCGCTTCTCCTTCACGATGGATCGGGAACTGCGCCTTATCACGCCATCGAACATGATCGAAGGCGAGCCAGTTCCTGATCGGAAATTCGTCATATTCACCTACGGAGATTCGGATAACCCTTACGGTCGCGGTCTTGGCCAGCGGCTATGGTGGCCCGTATGGTTCAAGAAAAACGGTGTCAAGTTCTGGCTGGTTTTCCTGGAAAAATTCGGGATGCCCACGGTGAAGGGCAAATATCCTCCGGGGACGACGCCGGAACAGCAGCAGAAGCTGATGGATGCCATCGAAGCAATCCAGTCGGACACTGGAATCAAAATCCCGGATTCGATGGACATCGAGTTCCTGGAAGCATCCCGGGCGGGAACAGTCACCCATGAACAGCTATGCGAGTACATGGACCGGCAGATTTCCAAAGCCGTTTTGGGTCAGACTGCCTCTACAGAGGGGACTCCGGGAAAACTTGGAAACGAAAAAACGCAAGGAGATGTTCGCCAGGAGATCATCGAGGCTGACTCGGATCTGCTCGATGACTGCTTGAACGAGACGCTGATCAAGTGGATCGTGGATTACAACTTCCCGGACGTTTCCGCCTATCCGAAAATAGTGACATACGCCCGCCCGAAACCGGATCTCACGGCCCAGATCACCATAGACAAGACTGCCGTGGTCGATATCGGCGTCCCGATCCCGCTGCGCTATTTCTATGAAACCTACGGCTGGCCGGTTCCCGCCGAAGGAGAGGATGTGGCTGTGAGAAGACAGCCGCTCCCTCGGATTACCCAGTCCAAACCGGGGAATGCCTTTGCGGAGCTTGACGTAAAAAAAAACACTGAAACGAGCCGGGCTGTAACAGCGCAACGCGCCCTGGACGCCCTGGCTGATCGAAAAATATCAGAAGCTGTCCCGATCTTTGAAAACTACATAACGGAAATAAAACGGTATTTGGACGAGTCAAACACGCTGGAGGCTGCCCGTGACAACATGGTCTCCCTCTATGACCGGCTCGATTCGACGCCCCTGGCCAGGTCCCTGCGGGATTTCCTGACAGAGGCGGACGATAACGGAGTTCAAAGCATTGGACCCGTGAACCGCGCCTTTGCCGAGGCGTCCTGGGGTCCCGGAAAGCCGTTTCAGGAGCAGATGGACTTCTTCAACGCCAAAGCATTCACCATTTCCGGCGTCTCTAAGGCGGATCTGGTGGCAGGCGTAAAGGACTCCCTCTCCGCCTCCATCGAAAAAGGCACGTCGATGGAGAAATTCAGGGCCGACGTCAACGGCCTCTTTGTGCAGCACGGCTACGACAAGTTGAGTCCCTGGCGGATCGAGACGATCTACCGGTCCAATATGCAGTCCTCCTACCAGGCGGCCCGCTACCGGCAGATGACGGATCCGGCGGTGATCGCGGCCCGGCCCTACTGGCGCTACGTGGCCGTACTCGATAGCCATACCCGGCCCGCGCACTATGCACTGAACGGCAAAATCTTCCGGTACGACCATCCGTTCTGGCAGACCTGGTACCCGCCCAACGGCTTCAACTGCCGCTGCACCGTGGTGACCGTGTCACAGACCGAGATGGATCGGGAGGGCTGGACGGTCGAGACCGATGACCCGACGGGCAAGCTCTTCGAGCCCATCGATCCGGTGACCGGAAACAAGCTCATGGCCCGGCCCATGATGCCCGACCAGGGCTGGGGCGAAAAGGGCGGATCACTGGAGCGGATTTATGAAGGCAAAGCCGCTGCCGGTGAAAAAGGCGCGGTCCAATGGAAAGAAGTCAAAGGGCAACCCGGTCCCGTAGAGCTTGGCAGGCCGAAAGAAAACGCCATTTTGGAGCAGTATTGGAAACAGGCTCCTGAAAAGGTGCAATCGCTGGAGGCATTGATCGATAACGGCATGGACGAAACTGCAGCTTTTCTTACCATAGAGAGGGAATACAGGAAAATCATGGGGATATCACCGAATGAATCATTTGCCGTCTTGCGCGGCCCCGATGGTGAAATCGCCACTGCGGATATGACGGGTCTTGCCCATGCCATGCTCAACCGTGCGGATCGCCGGGAAAGATATGTGGCCTATTTCCGTAGCGCCATCGAAGCGCCCTACGAAATCCTGCTGACGGAATATGAAACGAGTGCCGGAAAAACGAAGTTTAGAAAGAAATACATTGGTTTGTATAAGGAGCCCAAAGAGGCGGTCGTTGTCGTCGGCGAGATATCACCGGAAGGCACGCTATTGTGGAATGTCATGAACGCCAGAAAGGGAACGATAGATCGCCAGCGGCGGGGGGTAAAGGTGCTTTATGGAGAGTAAAGTCAGGGAAACAAAGGATACCGGGTCTTTGCACCCTCCCTTGCATTGCGGTCGCGGCCCCCGGAGGCTACCGCAAGCAATTGAAATACATATAAACAGGGAAAATGGAGAAGTCAAGTGGAAATAAAGGTCTCCATAGAGGATCGGGAGGTCAGGGCTGAACTGGAGGCGTTGCAGCGCCGCACGTCCGACCTGTCTCCGGCCATGAAGATCATCTCCGAAACCGTTTACGCATCCATCCGGAGGAACTTCGAGGTCGGCGGACGGCCCCAGCGTTGGCAGCCTTCGCTTCGTGTCAAGAGGGAAGGCGGACAGACGCTGATCCGTAAAGGAACGAGCGGCGGCCTGCTGGGTTCGCTGAGTCCTTCTCACGGAAAGGACAGCGCGACGGTCAGCGCCAACAAGGAATATGCCGCCATCCACCATTTCGGCGGCAGCACGGGTCCCCGGATCATCAGGCCGAAAAACGGCAAGGCCCTATTCTGGCCCGGAGCCCGGCATCCGGTGAAGTCGGTGAAGCACCCAGGGTCGAAGATTCCGCCCCGGCCCTTCATGCTGGTGCAAAACGAGGATTGGACGGAGATAAAAAACGTCATCAACAGCTATCTGACAGCGAGGTGAAACATGATCAATTTCAAAGGATTTAATGACTGGATTCCCATCTTTCAGGGTGGACGCCAGATAGACAGCGCCGGGTGCGTCCATGACGGCGATGCCCTAATTGACAAGGCTCTGTCCACCTTTAACGCAGCCAAGCACGAGCCGCCGGTTGTCATCGGTCATCCGGTTGAGAATGCTCCGGCCTACGGCTGGGTCGAAGGGCTGAAGAAACAGGGGAATCTGCTGGTTGCAAAATTCAAGCAGGTGGAACCTGGTTTTGCCGACATGGTGAAGCGCGGCCTTTTCAAAAAGAGATCCGCTGCCTTTTATCCGGATGGAACCCTGCGTCATGTCGGCTTCCTGGGCGCGGTTCCTCCGGCGGTCAAGGGGCTTCCGGATGTGGCATTCGCAGAAGCGGAGGCCGTGACATTCGAGTTTTCCGATTATCAGACCGTCTGGGCGTGGGAGTCCATTGCCCGCCTCTTCGGTAAGGTGCGCGATTACCTGATCGAAAAGGACGGCATGGAGAAGGCGGATCAGGTGATCAGTGCATACCAGATCGAGGAGATCCCCGCCGCAGCGGAGAAGGGAAAACAGGAGATTCAGCGGGATGCGTTGGAACAGACGCCTCAAATCACGAATTACAACGAGAAGAAGGAGGAAAAGAGCATGAATTTCAAAGAGTTTATCCAGAAGTTGAAAGAACTGGTGGCCGGAGTCGAGCCTACGACGCAGACCGATCCTCCCGCCGGGAAGACCTTCTCGGAAGCCGATATTGAAGCCGCCAAGCGGCAGGCTGCCGATGAGGCCGCCCGGGCAGAGCGGGAAAAGGTGGCTGCGGAGTTTGCGGAACAGGCCAAGAAGACGCGCCAGGAAGCCCGTGGGCGAGAGATCTCATCCTGGTGCGAGTCGATGGTCAAAGAGGGGAAGATGACGCCCGCAATGGTCAAATTCGGCATCCCGGAGATGCTCCACGCCTTCGCCGAACGAGAGGATGTTATCGAATTCGGCGAGACGAAGGACAAGGCCACCCTCTATGACCGCTTCAAGACCCTCTTCGAGACCGAGCTGCCGAAGGTGGTCGAATTCAAGGAGGTGGCGACGCGGGACAAGGATACGGGTGGTCTGGGGCAGGCGGGATCGAAAGTCGAGGCCCTGATCCAGGCGAAAATGAAGGACAACAAAGAATTGTCCTACGGATCGGCTTTTGCCGAGGTGCAGAGGGAAAATCCCGGTCTGGCAAGGGAATATCAACAGGAAATCGGCGGTTAACCGCCCCGAGCGAAGAAAGGAGAAAAAAGCATGTCTACGGAAAATAAAATTTTGGATCTGACCTTCCCGGCGGCGGAAGACCTATCCAGCGATCAGTACAAATTCGTGGTCCTCAATTCGAGCGGCCAGGTTCGCCGTCCCGACAGCGCCTCCGAGGTGGCCATCGGGATCCTGCAGAACGCTCCGGCAAGCGGAGATGCTGCAGTCGTCCGCGTCGTCGGCCAGTCGAAGGTGCAGGCCAACCTCGCCATCGGCATCGGCACCTTCATCGGTCCCGAATACGTATCGGCTACGGACGCGGGAAAAGCCCAGGACAATGCCGGGAACCTCGCCTACGCCCGGGCTGTCATGGTGGAGGCCAGCGGGGCCGAGGATGACCTGGGAAGCTGCCTGCTTCTCGGTATGTGCCCGGCCATCAGCGATGCAGTTCACAGCTACACCACTGTGACGACCAAGTCCACGGCCGGTGCGGTAACCTACACAGCGGCGGAACTGGTCGGCGGCCTGATCCTCCGGGATCCGGCTGGCGCTAACCGGTCCGATGTGACACCCACGGCGGCGCTGATCGTCGCGGCTGTCACCGGCGCAATCGCTACGTCGAGCTTCGAGTTCATCATCCGTAACACGGCGGACGCGGAAGAGACGATAACTCTGACGGCGGGCGCTAACGTAACGCTTTCCGGCACCATGACCATTGCCCAGAACAACTCCAAGCGGTTCCGGGCGGTCATTACCGACGCCGGGAGCGGAACCGAAGCGGTCACCATTTACAGCCTCGGAACGGTTGTTCACTAAAAAACGGCTGCGGGACGGACGTGACCCGCCCCGCATAAAAACATGAAAGGAGAATGAAATCATGCCTCAGCCCAATGTGAAAGAATTAATCGTCACGGGACCGCTGCAGAACGTTTCCGTGGCCTACAGGAACAAATCCTATATCGGCGACAGGGTCTTCCCCATCCTCGATGGCGTTGACCCGAAAGCAAAGATCGCCGTTTACCAGAAGGGAGCTTGGTTCCGCGATGAAGCGGGCATCCGTGGTCCCGGAGCGCGTGCTCCCCGTGGCGGATATCCCATCGACTGGCTGACCATTGCCACGAAGGAATATGCCTTCGCCAAAGAGGTCACCGACGAAGACCGGCGTTTCGCCAAATCCAAGATGGCCCCTCCTCTGAAGCCGGATCAGGATGCCATTGAATTCTGCTCCGACAAGATTGACCTGTCGAAGGAGAGGAGAATCGCCGCCTTGATCACCGGCGGGACCTGGGTCGATGCCAATGGAGCCGGTGGCGAAGACGCGGAAGGTCTCTGGAGCCCGTCGGGCAACACGAATACCTTCCTCGCCGATATCGTTAAGGGGCGCAAGGCGATCCAGAACGCCACGGGAGTCACCCCGAACTGCCTGATCCTCGATTTTGCGACCTACGAGGCCCTCAAGCAGTGCGATGCGATCATCGACAAGATCAAGTACACCCAGCGGGGCGTCGTGACGTCCGAACTCCTGGCGGCGGTCTGCGAACTGGAAGAGATCCTCGTCGGCGAGGCGATCTACTCGACGGCCAAAGAGACCAAAGCCGGGACCGATTTCACGGCCCGCTACGTTTGGGAGGTCAATGCCGGAAAGGGTATGGGCTTCCTCTTCCACCGTCCGAAGAGCCCGGGTCTCAAAGTCCCTTCCGCCGGATACCAGGCGAGAACGGCTTACGAGGACGGTGCTTCCAGGAGAACTACGACCTGGCGGGAAGCAGCCGAACACCAGGACGTTTACGAAGTGGCCGAGGAAACCGACATTATCCAGGTCTCGGCGGCTTGCGGATATATGTGGAAAGACACCTACGCGACCTAAACCTTCTCCGATCTCCGGGGGTGTGATGCGGCTACAGCATCATGCCCCCGGAGGGAGGATCTAACGGGGAAATGAAATGGCTTACAGCATTCAGTCAGATCTTGAAGAGCAGATCAGCCAGGCTGAATTGGTGGAATTGACAGACGATGCCGGAAGCGGTTCCGTCGACACCTCGGCCCTGGCCCGCGCCATTGCCGATGCCGATGCAGAGATCGATTCCTACTGCGGGAGCAGATACACGATGCCCTTCTCTCCCGTTCCGGTCATCATCCGCAAGTTTTCAGTGGATATGGCGATCTATAACCTCTTCTCCAGGCGGTCCGTCCTGAAGGTCCCGGAGGAACGGCAGAAACGGTACGACAACGCAATCCGATTCTTGAGGGACGTGGCAAAGGGCCTGATCTCCCTGGGAGGGGATGCGCCGTCGGAGCCGAGCGATGGCCTTCCCCAGGCGACAAGAACGAAAGACGACCGGGTATTTTCCCTGGGTAAAACATCCGACGGCAGCGTCGGTACTTTGGACAACTACTGATGATTGAGACGATTCAGGACGACATCATAACGCAATTGCAGAAGATCACTGCCGTGGCCAGCGTCGGCGTCTGGCAGGGCGATATCGAGGATCTGCTCAAGTCGCCTCAGCGCCTGCCTGCCCTGAACGTGATCTACCACGGCGCGGATTTCGAGGAGAAAAAGGTCATCGGGACAAACCGGGCCGATCACCAGATGGACTTCCTCATCGTTCTGGTTTCCAGAAACCTCAAAAGCAGGGAGGCCGGTGCATCCGAAGCCTACACGATCATCGAGGCGGTCAGAAACTACCTCATCGGCCACCAGATCAGCCCTTATGGGTGGCTCTGGCCTGTCAGGGAGGACCTGGTGACTGCTGAGGGAGGGCTCTTGGTCTATGGGCTCAATTATCGTCTGAAAACGAATGTTATCGCAACCGAGCCGGTCCCTGAACCGGAACCGTAAAAAGGAGGATTTATGAAGAAACTCTACTACGAAGAAGGGCCGAAAATCATGGGCTGCGGCATTGCCGGGCAGTTCAAGATCGGCGTCCCGAAGGAGGTCCCCGACGACGTGGCGGAAGTCCTGCTCCGTAAGGGGAGGCTGAAGGAATATCAGGAAAACCAGCCGGAGATCGCATCCGGCCGAGGCAAGAAGGGAAAGGAGGAATAACCCATGTCTCAGCAATCAGGCGCTAATGCCGTATTGATTTTCGACACCGAGACGGCGTTCAAAAGCACCCCCGGTGCGCCGGACGCCCATGTCCTGCCGTTTACGAAAGAATCTCTGCGGCTGAACAGGAACCTTGTGTCGTCCAACACGATCCGTTCGAACCGCAATCCCCAGGCCCCGGTCCGGGGAAATGTGGACGTTTCCGGAGACATCAATTTCGAGCTTTCTCCTCAGTATGGAAAGCTCTTCAAACACATTTTCGGAAACTACGGCGTTGCAGGTGGAGCGGCACCCTACACGCATACCTACAAGATCGGCGCGCTGCCGGTCGGGATGTGCATCGAGAAGCAGTTCACGGATCTCGCCACAGACAAGTACCTCCTCTATAACGGCTGCCGGGTAAACAGCTTCCGGCTGGCTGCCAAACCGGAAGGGATGATCGACTGCTCCGTTTCCATCATGGGGGCGAAGGAGACCATCGGGGCGGCCACTTTCGACGGAACGGCGACCGACAACGGCCACACGCCCTTCGACGGATTTTCCGGGTCCATCCAACGCGGCGGATCCCCGCTGGGGACGATGACCGAGATCGATTTCACCCTGGACAATGCCCTGGACGGCAACAACTACGTCATCGACGGTACCGGCCAGCGTTACAGCCTTCCCGAAGGTAGGGCGAAGGTGACCGGTACGGCCAAGATCCTCTTCGAGGACGACGTTCTTTATGCCCTCGCCATTGCCCACACCGAGACGACCCTGGAGCTGCATTTCACGAAGGGCGCAGGGACAGGGGCATCAGCAGGAAACGAGAAGATGAGCTTCTACTTCGATGAGGTCATTTTCAAGCCTCAGTCTCCGGTCATTTCCGGGCCGACCGGCCTGTTGGTGGAGCTGCCCTTCGAGAGCTACTACAACGACGATGCCGACGCTTCGGCCCTCCGGATGGTGCTCTTGAGCCCGATTGCGACATTCTAAGCGCGGAAAGGAAACGACATGGAAAAAGAAATCGACGGGGAAAAATTCGAGATACGGCCCCTCACCAGGGGCGAGGTCAAGTCCCTGCGCAAGAAGGGCTACAATCGATGTACACCTTCCGTGATCGGGGCGATGAATACCTGACCCTCCGTCCGGAAGCAACGGCTTCGATAATTCGCGCCTATATAGAACATCACCTCCATGCCGCCGATCCGGTTGCCA